CTATAATTTGATAATCTGATTGAGAAGTAGTACCGCTAGTCCAATCTGTTTCATCGTTAATATCTGACCATTGCACCTTGTTAGTATCTGTACCACCTGCAAGATTTCCTGCGAATACAAAATCCCTGACAATAGCAATGTCTTTAGCTATAGGAGCAGCAGCAGCAACATCTGCAAATACGGTTGATACACCTATAGTCCATGCCTGTATCTTTTCAGAGTTATTAGTTGCTAATACTACTTTACCAAATTGCTCAAATTTCCATATACCAGTTCCACCATATCCTCCAGCTTTAGACACATCTGCTAAAGCAAGAGTGGTATTATTCAGTTGAAATAGTTTAGTTGCTCCACCAGCAAATACCGCAACATCATCACCATATCTAGCAACGAATACCGAGTTTAAGTTTTCACTAGCAGCACCAGAATAATTTTCAGCACTAGTAAAGGGAGCATACCCAACAGATACTGGGTATACATTTTTAGCATCAATAATAGAGCCAGCGTTAGATGGTTGGTCAGGCAACCAATCCGTAAATACGAGTCTTTTTGTTGGCATATTATCTCTTTATTGTTAAATAGTTAATTGCTGATTGCAATATTGAAATATTATCTTTTGCTTTGCCTAATAAAATATTACAAGCCGAACATAATAATTCACGAACTTTATTTGTATTATGACAATGGTCAACAGCTAAACGGTTTCCTGAACCTTTTTCACAATTTTCTACATTTTCCCTCTTATCTTTCATAATTAATTATATTATTCAGGTTTTGTAGGAAACAATACATTAAATGGATAACCTTCTTGGTCTGTAATATCTCGTAATTGTTGTCTATATGTAACCCATTTTTGTTTTGTAGATTCATTTATATCAGGAGCTTGAGTCCAGTCGGTATTAGCTAACAACATATTTCTTTGGTATTTTATTTTATCCTCATATCTTTTTGCATCTACATTAACAATGTTTCCATATAATCCTGCAACAACATCATTAAATATTTTAGTCGGTTCTTCTTCTTCACAAACCATAGCTGTATAGGGAGTATATGTAGAATCACCATCTTGTTGTATTTGTACATCTATCATTGTTTTTTCAACATTTGCCCATTGTGGGTTTTTAATTTTCATTTTATGCAGTCCTTATATAAAAAGACATCGGAGCAGCTACATAGTCACGATTTACACATAGCCAACTGCCCGTTTGTCCAAAATTACTACCTGCAACAGTAGCCCCTATAGTACCAGGGTCATACCCAGCATCATAAAAAAATCCTCCAACAGCTATGGTAGTACCACTATTTAACCCAACAATACTAGAAAGAGATATTCGCCCTGCCGTTCCTGATGCTCCTGTTCCTACACCCAAACTATTTACTTGGTAGTTGTTGCCTGTAGTTAAAGCGTTAGCGGTTGTAGCCGTTGTAGCAGTAGTTGCTGTTGTTGCCGTAGTAGCCGTAGTAGCCGTAGTAGCGTTACCTGTTAAATTAAATGTCGCTGTAATACCTGATATTGTTCCACCAGTGATACTAACACTATTAGAGTCTTGGCTTGCCATAGTACCTAAAGATACCCCACCCCATGTAGGTGTAGCCCCAGTTCCAGCAGAGGTTAAAAATTGCCCCGCTGTTCCTGATGCACCATCTAGTGTTAAATTTCCTGTTACTGCAAGAGTCCCTGAAGAGGTTAGTGTGCCAGCATTAGTTAAGCTGTCAAGACTAGAGCCATCCTGAAATTTCTTAACTTGCGACATGAGCTCTCTGCCCATATTATTCAGTGTTGAGGGCGGACATCCTTCATTTATATTGATACCATTTATATCAGTATTTGATGCAGCAGTTGCTGACCATTCACTTACTTTAGTTCTGCTCATAATTTATCCTTTCCTTAACCATGTGTTAGTTCCTGTGGGGACTGTTGTCCAAGTATTTGTTCCTGCTGTTTCTGTTGTCCATGTGTTAGTTCCGACTGCAACGGTTGTCCAATTATTACCCTGAATATGTCCATCAGCAGTTAATATTGCTGTTGCTGAAAATGAACCTATGCCATCTCTTATGGCTGATGGGGAAGCTGATAGAGTACCAGCGCCTAATACAGATGCACTGCCTAAAAATAATTCACTGCCTAATGCTGTAAGGGTTGCTGCTCCAGATACACTACCTACACCAAATACTAACTGACCACTAGAGATTGCTGTTACTGTAGCCGTTCCGTTTACCGAAGCACTACTGGTAACTAATTGACCTGCTGTGACTGCCTCTAGTAATGCTGTTCCACTTATTGAGCCATTACCACTAATAATCTGACCAGAGGATACTGCAGTAAATGTTCCTGTGCCACTTATGCCTGCTGTACCAAAGACTGGTGTTCCAACAGTAACCACTGTAACCGTTGCTGTAGCTGCAATAACGGCTATACCAAGAAGAGTGCCTTCAGCTAAAGAACTATACGGTGACTGTGAAAATGCACTTATGCCAAACATCTCTAACCCTTATTAATTATTGTCAATTTACAGAGCTTCCACATCCACACCAACAAACCATTTCTTTGGCATAGGAATTACTTGGTTCTGTACATCATCAGGAAAAGCTACATATATATGAGTATCCCCTAATTTAGTATTCCAACATCCTGTATGAGTATTACCATTCTCTGTAGCAATCACTTCGTAAGGCATGTTAAGTAGGACTGGGAATGAACAAGCTTTCTCTGTTAGCGTTACTGTCCCTACCTCTGTTGTCATGACCATAAGGTCAGGAAGGTCTGTTTCTGCTGATACCTGTGTGTAACTAAAAGCGTAAAGTAAAGAGAATATTAATAATGTTTTAGTTATCATTATGTCGTTACCCTATCATCTACTAGCCATGAGATAGTTGGTTCATCCCATACATACATCTTTTCATCAGTTGGCATTGGGATGGGGGAAGACCAAGTACAAGTAATCTCATCCAATACCCAGCTAGGATAGGGTTTAGGTGAAATAAAGGCATCTCTAGTCTTATCATAGGTGTCCCCTATTCCCGCATAGTTCTTTCTTATACTGGAGTTATAACTTGTCTTTAGCCAGTTCTCTCCTCCCCAGCCCTCAAGAAGCCAAGAAACTACTCCTGATTCCCCTTTCTCATCTTCTACACTATTATCTATTACATTCACTTCAAGAACTATATTATTTTCGTCTACTTTAGCGTAATGTGCCATATACTTTTCCTATTGATATTTATAACTTACTATCACAATACCTGAACCACCTGTACCACCCACAGCATATATGTTACCTGAACGAGTACCACCTGCACCACCACCAGTGTTAACACTTCCATTAACACCATTATTATTTCTTCCTCCTCCTGCTCCACCACCACCAGTTCCCCCACTATAAGCGACACCGCCGTCATCACCACCACCACCACCTCCTGCATAGTAACCAGAAGCACCAGATGAAGTAGCAGTTGCAAATGTTGAATACTGTCTACCGACACCCCCTACTTGATTAGTAGGAATACTACCCGCTGCTCCAGCACCACCTCCACCACCACCATCAGGAGAGCCACCTGAACCAGTACCACCAGCATACCCATATCCAGTAGCACCACCTGTACTAGTTTGAGTAGTTGCTCCAGCTGTTGTATTATTATTACCTCCACCACCACCCCCTGAACCACCCGAGATAGCAATTGCATCAGTATAAGAAGCACCCCCACCACCACCGTTTGAAGTTGTTGAGAAGAAAGTTGAGTCTGTTCCTCTATTGCCAGATTGGGCTTGGTTTCCAGAGATTCTAGGTGCTCCACCTGCACCAATAACTATAGAGTATCCAGTGACTGTTGGGGTTTTAGCTGAATGATAGGATAGTCCTCCAGAGCCACCACCACCTCCATGTCTACCACCACCCGCTCCTCCTCCTGCTACAACTAGGTAAGCAATGGTATTTGAACCAGCAGCGTTACCTACACTAGTCACTGTAAAAGTACCATTACCAGTAAACTTATGATATTTATAATCACCAGAGGTAGTAATTGTTCCTCCTGTTGCAGTCATAAATATTGCTGCAGAAGTACCATAAAAATTAATAATAGCAACTGCTCCAGAACTAGGTACAGCACCATTAGTTCCTGATGTACCAGAAGCAACATAAGCTCCACCAGCATAGTATTCATTTAACCCAACAGGGTTAGTACCACCAAATTCAGTTTGAATATCAGTTAGGGATAAGACTCCTGATGCGGGAAGAGCCATTACTTACCTTCCTTTAATGAATCTACTTCCGCCTTAAGTTCTTTTATAGATTCTATTAGTAACGGAACTAACTTGTCGTAATGTACAGTTAAATATTTGTCATCAATTGGAGCTGGAACAACAACTTCAGGTAACACTTTTTGTACCTCTTGTGCAGATACTCCAACCTCTGGTTTAGATTTATAACCTAAAGCGTTAGCTACTGCATTAGCTTCATAATGAAATCCGTTAAGAGACATAACTTTACTTAAAGCATTTTTAATATTACTACCTCTAGTTTTTAATCTATCATCTGAATAGTAAGCAGTAACATTGTTTGTTGCTCTAATCTCTCCAGCAGTCGCAGAGGCTGCCACCCCTACGCCAATAGAATTAAATTGTACATTACTTGCTGTAGTAAGACCTGTAGTTATTCCTGTACCACCAATAGAAACGGGAACAGCACCTGTA